TCTAAACTTGCTTTGTCTAATGCTATAAATGTAAACTGGTCATAGGTCTTATCAAATAGCTGACAGTATAGATAGCATTGCATATCATAAGAGTACTTTTGAGCTGAGTATTTGAAAGCTCGTATGTCAGTAGTGCTTTTTAAATCTACGATTCTATCCTTACCTAGTATATCTGCTTTACCTCTAAATGGGAATCCCATTACTTCGCCTATTGCAGGAACTTCAAAATCACAGTTAGTGATGTAACCCTTAGCAGTCTCATTCTTATAAAAAGCATCAGCTAATCTCTCAGCGTCTCTCTTTTCTTTTTTAGTAAATACCTTACCGTGTTTCTCTTTGGCTAACTTGTAAGCCTTAGAGTTCTTAGATTCTACATCTACAAACACTTGGGCATCAAATACCTCAGGTTCTAGTATAGCGGTGTGGAATAACCATCCGTCTCTTAATGCTTGTGATTCAGGAGAACCATACTTAGTAACATAAGTATATGTCTTTGGACTTCCTATTAGCATCTTAGCACTTGAACTACTTAAAGCTGCTTTGCTTAGATACCCATAGTAGAACTCATCTGACATCATATTGTCCAGTAGTTCTTGTTTGTCCCATTCTTTTCCGTCTAACAGTCTAATCTTGCTCATTACGCTATTGCTTTTAGTGATTTATTATATTTAGCTGCCATATAATCAAATTGCTCTCCCTCTGCAGAATAAGCCTTTAAATAATTATTTCTAGTCATATGCTCTATTGCATCCATATCTAGTCCATTGAACTCGTTATACATTCTCTTAAGAGTTCTAATAATCTTTTGACCATAAGGAGTAGTACCCATATCTAGATTACTCATTAAATCTACTGCATCATAAACAGTCTTTCCACATTCTATATTTACTTTGTAGTCATTGTTTTTTAACTTGGTAAGTAATCCTGTATGACCTTTTCCATCCATAAGTAATTCTATAGTTCTAGCTAGTTTCATTTTACCTTTAGAATGTTTGTTCCACTCCTCAGCTAATTCTAAAGCTATCTGACAGTCTATGTTTCCTTTAGTAGCTAAACTTCTGCAAAAGTCTATAGCGTTCCATTTCTTGCTTTCTTGTAATCTTGCTATGTATTTGTCAGATGCTGATGTAGAAATAATATAAGGTACTACTAGCTTGTTTCTTCTGAGTGCTACAAATCTATGCTGACCTTCTATGATTTCATATTTGTCATTCACTACTATAGGAACTTGAATACCTATCTCTAGAATAGATTTCTCTATCTTGTTTACATTATTGTCGTTAATGTCTCTGTTGCTTTCTACAAACTTAAATCTGTCATAGTTTTTAGTTTCGCCTAAATGCCATTTTGTTGCCATAATTTCTGTGTTTTAATTGTTTAATTTAATTATTAATTGTTTTAGTATTTCAGGGTTTGATATTACACCTTGTGAGTTAGGAAAGTTAAACATAACATACCATTTACCATTCCTTGTCTTATCACTATCACACGATAGTATGTCTCCTTTGGTGTAGTTGTAATAGAAGTCATAGTCATTCTTAACGAATCCTAGTTCTATTAGTAATTCTTCTGTCATAATCCTAGTTTGTTTTTGGTTTCTAGTATCTTAATCTGTTTCTCTAGTTCCTCTATTCTCTCATCAGCTTTCCTAGCTCTCTCTACTGCTCTCACTTTGTCAGCTAGACTCTCAGATATAATCCTATCAAAAGAGAACCTCTCATCCTCTAGTGCTTGAATATATCTTAGTTGTCTAAATAAAGCATCCTCAAAAGCCTTTAGCTCTTTACTATCAGACTTCTTAGTCCACTTCATAACAAGATCTAATAGCATCTGCATATCTGCATTATTCTGCAGCTCTAATAAGTTTCTGTCTACTTTGTACATCTGTCTATTTTTAACAAAGATATTAAATAATTTTAATTACACAACTATTTTTTTATCTCTCCATTGAGTATAACATACTGCTAGTCTTTGATCTTTGCGTGGGTACTCTGTATTCATAGTACTATCACTCATACATCTAGTCATAAAGTCTTTCTGTGTTTCTCCTGATTTTGGTTTTGCTAATGGCATCTTATCTTTCTTTATAGTTATAATTGTAAGGACTTACTACTCCTTCTTTTATGTTGTTAGCCTCTTGGTTTCTTTGTTCTCTTACAAAAGCTATCTCTCTTTCTATATAGTCCTTAGCTTTGTATAGGTCTTGTAACTCGTCATCTTTTTTACCTGCTCTTGCTATGTACTTAACTACATTACCTCTGTTAAAGTTTAGCTTATAGTGATTACACACATCTATAATGTCATAATCCCCAGTAGCCTCATAGTGTATTGCGTTACCTCTCATTTTTAATCTTTAAGTATTTGTTATAATATTTTTTAGTATCTCGGTATTTGTACCCTTTATATATCCCACCATTCCACATTCTTACTAGCTCCTCCTCTGTAGGGAATCTACAATGCTTCCTTAAGAACACTTCTTTGCCATAACACATATATAGCTTAAATACCTCCTCAGAGGCTTTCTCAGAGAACATCTGCTCGTGATAGTAGTTAGTGCCATAAACTCTATTAACATCATTTAAAACGCTTATCTGTATCTGTAGTATGCCATATGACCTTCCACAATCTCCTATAGAGTCTGGATTGTTATTTGTCTCTACAGTCTTTAGGATAGTCATTATAGATACCAATGTGGATAATATGTAAATCATTAGTATTGTATTTTTTGTACTTCTAGATGTTTAATATCATCATATCTGCACTTAATTAACTTATCTTTTTGTTCCCACGCATCTCTGCCGTATATTTTTAAATAGTCCTTACTGTTAGTTGTAGTCTCTGTTATATTAGAAACAAAGTCAAGCAATTCTATTCTTTTGTAAACACAGTAGGCATTAAGGTCTAAAATGTCAAATACAATAAAGTCAGCTTCTCCTCTTAACCATCCTTTATAACCTTTTACATTCACAATCTCCAGCCATATAGCATTAGTTCTTCTTTTACCTTTTACATCTACCCCTAAGCCATTAACATAAAAATCAATATGCTTGTATAAATCATCATTATAACTACTCTTTATACATTCATTACCTCTAGAAATCATTAACTCCTTAAAGTGTTCCTCAGTTTTTTTACCTGCTTCGTATGCGTGTTTCCATCTGCCGTATGAAATCTGTTTTGTTTCCATTAGTCTATCTTTAAAAATTCTGCTTCTCCGTGTTCTTTAAACCACTCTTTGTTCTCGTGGTACTTATCAATGACTGCATCTATCATAACAAGCTCATCAATAGTTGAGGTAGATATTTTACTTACCAAGTCCTCTAGCTTGTTTAAAACATTAGTAGTCATCTCAGGGTTGTTATCATAGATGTTATTGTAATTGGTATTGAATACCTGCTCTAACTCTTTGATACTTCTGTTTACATTATACTTTACTGACTCTTTATAAAACTTGCTGCCTTTTAGTGAGTCCATAGTCTCAATAAGTAACTGAGATAATAGTATTGCTTTTAGGTAATTTAATTCTGTCATTTGTTTAAATTTATTATTGTTGCCTGTTCTTCTCTTAATAAGTAGACTTCTTTGTTGCTTCTACTCTTAGTCCATAGTGTAGTATCAGGACAGTATAGTTGCTCAGTTGGGTCTAGCTTTAACTCATTAAGCCAAAATATATAGTTAGCCTTTGGATCATTGACAAAGTAAATCTTAACCATATCCTCAGGCATATCCATTAGCTTGTCATATTTGAGTTTCTCTAGCATCTTGGTCTCATAGTACTTTTTTCTGAACTTCATTTCTACTACGCAGGGATGCCCCTTAGGAGTTTCTCCTACTGCGTCATAATGTTCAAAACCACCACCACACCAATCTAAATCCCAACCATCTAGGTTTAATATCTGTATTACTGCCTTCTCTAAATTATGTACTTTATTTATATCCATTCTCGTATATTTCATTCATTTGAGTAATCCATCTATTAATCTCTTTAGGATTACAAGTACAAGGTTTGTAGTACCTGTGATTGAAATATACTGCGTGTAATTGACATAGCATTTCAAACTCC